AGGACGATGGGATAAGCCTTGTCAGGAAGAACAGCCACCTTGATGAATCCACGAGTGGTGGAACTGGTGGGTAGGCCTATGGCGTCGGAGACGGCCCAGGGAATGCTGTTGCTGAAAAGGCGATACTTGGCGCCGGGCATTTTAAAGTAAAGAGCCTCGGAGCCCTCGGAGTTCAGAGAACTCTCGGGGTTGGACTCGTGGAATTCACCTTGTGTGACGTCACCGATGAGGATCACTGACTGTATGGTGGAATCTCGGATGAGGCACAAATCGACGTAGCCGGGGGGCATTTGGCTGATCTCATCAATGATGAGGGTGGTGCCGGTTTTGAAAAGGCTGTTCTCGAAGGTGCCGACTTTCCAGCTGAGGGGACCTAGTTTCATCTGAGCGGTGGTGCTGTCGCGCAACTTCTTGCGCGGGCAGGAGATTTTCCAATAAGGTCCACGTCGTGTCCAGTCGGCACGTAGGGCTTGAATTATACCGGATGACTTGGAGGATCCAGGAGCGCCCATGGCCACGCTGACTAGTACGGGACGTGAGTGCTGTTTGTCTACCATCGAGTCGAGGGCTGCGGTGAACTTGGGGGGCACAGGATCCTTACCCTCGTTATGCTTGAGAGTCCCGGTTGATCCGTGCTTGAGATCGCGTACGTAAGGTTTGGCTCTGGCGGGGTTGGTATGGTACGTTTTCCACTGAGAGATGCACTCTTCGCCACGCCAATTTCGGCTGTCGGTGATGTACTTTTCAAAGCGCGACAAGGAGCGGTGGGGTGAAGAGTATGTGGCTGTCGATGAGGGTTGAGATGCACCAAAGAAAGGTGTGTACAGTTTCGAGCTCCAGTGGCCGAGACCGCCAGCATTGCCTTGGGTGATATAAATTGATATGCTGTCCTTGGGCAAACGTCGCTGCATGGGGTTCTTGACGCCGACGATGCTGGGATGATCCTCTGGTACGTCGCCGCGAATGTGGACTGTTAGATCGTATGCGTAAGCAAGGATGATGAGACTCTCCGTGGAGAGACC